TGTTATCACTTAAAAATGTATTGATTGTATATTTTATATAAACCAATGCCAACGCATTTGAAGTTTTATTTATTGATTTGTAATCTATTAAATTTGTTATAAGATAAATAGAATAAACAGACAAAACGAATAAATTCAGGTTTGTAATAGAATAATAAAAATTACTATTGGTTTGAATTAGTTCGTTATTTAGTGTTGTAGAATAGTTAGATAAGTATAATTTATTCAAAACAATATCAGCATTACAATATAAGAAAACAAAAAAAAGTATATATATCATACATAATAATAATATTTATTTTTATACCACAATTGTAATTTTGTATTTCTAATTGTATATTATATATGTCTCATCAAAAGAGTATTGATTATAAAGAAACTGCTGTTAATTATTATTTAGTTGAGGATAAAACACAGGAAGAAGTATGTAAAATATTCAATTGCTCTCGCAGAAGTTTAATGCGTTGGGTAAAACAACACGAAAATGAAGGAAAAATAAAAGGGTATGAAAGGAAACCGAAAGCATACAAAGTTCATAAGGAACATGTTGATTTCTTATTACAGGAAATAAAAAAGAATAAAACGATTACGATTGATGACCTGCTATATTTATTGAAAAATAAATACCCTCACGCACAATTAAGTCAATCGCATCTTCATAGAATTATCCGTGATAATAATATTACTTTGAAACTAACCAGAATACGACATGAACCAGTAAAGAGATTTGGAAAAGATATTGATATCAATAACAATTTGAAAGATTTCTATAATGAAATAAAACAACATAATATTGAGGATATTATTTGTATTGACGAAACCAGCATAAAATCATTACAAAAGCGTAATCATTGTTATAGTGGTATTGGAAAACGATGCGTAATAAAAACACAATCACAGGAAGTATTCAAGAAATATACTGGAATATTTGCTATTTCTGTGAATGGTGTTGTTGGTTGGGACTTATACGAAAAGAGTGGAATAAATGCGGATAGAATGGTAGAGTTTTTAGAAAAGCATATTACGAATGAATTCAAGAATAAAATTATTATATTGGATAACGCAAGTAGTCATAGAAACCCAAAAGTAAAAGAAATCATCAATCAACATAATTATTTGCTATATGCTGTTCCTTATCAGCATTTTACGAATTCTATAGAAAATTACTTTAGTATGCTGAAATCACGATTACAAAAATTAGATGGATTAACTCATACTGAATTAAAGCGGAATATAACGAAGGTTATACAAGGAATACCAAAAGAAAAATACAGGAATATAGTGAAAGGAGCATATGTAAGACCTGAAAAATATGTAAGTAAGAATAAAACAAGGAAACGACCAAAGAAAAACTATCTATAAAATCTCATGTAAAATGGGCGTTTTAAATGAGAAAAGGTTTATTAGATTGATTTTTCCGTTTTCCATTTATTATATCAAAATAAAAAACCCTTTTTTGTTTTACGAGTGAAAAATGTATCAAAAAGGCTTTTCTTGTTTTTTTTCGTTTTTTTGAAAAAATTACGTGAAAAACGTTTTTTATATTTTTCTTTATTACTAACTATATAATCTGATTCTTTATATCTCATTTCTTTTTTCATATTCTTCACTGTTCCTTGTTCTTCTTCTTCTTTTTTTTCTTGTTCAATAGAATCATCTATTCCCATTTGTTGTTTGAAAATTTTTGTATCATTTTCAATATATTTTTTCAATTTCTTTTTCTTTTTCTTTTTTTCCATTATGGATAGTTGTTCGGGAACATATTTCAAAAACCATTCTTCGTATTGTTTGGATTCCCGTTTATTACTCAATTTCTTGAACATTTCCGATTTTTCAGAACGAATACCTGATAAACTTTTTTGAGTTCCAATACAAGTTGTACTAAAACGTTTTAAGATACCCTTTTGTTCCAATTTATTATGTTGTTCTACTTCGTATAAATATTTGGCTAAACATAATATACGTTCTTTATCATAATTTTCATCATTGGTATAAATAAATGCTAAATAAAAACTCAACATTGTATCTATCGTCGCAACATTCACTTTTTTATTATTGATTTCTATTGTATTATAATTATGACATGCAATCGGTTCATAAATGTATGCATATGATTTATTATTCACCTTTATTTGGAAATGTTTTGGAATAATATCTTCTATTCCTTTATATTCTATTATTTCTATATTTTTTATACCAGCATCATTCAAATGATCTTTTATAATTAATGCACAATTTTTGGCTTCTTCTACCAAAACATCAAATTCCGGTATCTTGAAATTATTTTTTATATGTTTGGGCATATATCTAGAATAAAGATAGGATGCATATCCACCAAAAAAAACGACTTCTTGATCAATAAAAGTATTTTTTATAATAGTAAAAATATCATCCTTCATATTTTCTTCAATTTCCGTATTGGATACTTTTTTACAATTAATTTCGGATTTTAAAGGAAAATGTTTATTTAATAGTGTAAGACGTTTTAATACTTTTTCCCATCTGGAAACATCTCCTGCTGGACGAGAAAGTTCTAAATACATACTCATTCTCAAATAATTGGGTGGACAATATTTTATTCCCATTACCGTGATTGTTTCCTTTTCCAGGTTATCATAAATATCCGAATGAATATATGTTATATCGGCAATGGGTATGAAATTTACAAATACTTTATATGTCCCTTTATGAACACCCGATTTCGCTTCAACATTATTGAATCCTTCACTATAATAAATATCCGCCAATTCTTTTGCGTCGGCTAAAGCAGTTTTTGAAAAAAAATCATAATCAGGTATTTCAAATTCTTTATTATAAAATTGTTCCGATTTTGGTAATATATTATTTATAGCAGTTCCACCATAACATATTTGTTTTTTTCGTATCAAAAAATTTTCCAAAATAATTATCATTTTTTTTATATCCGCATTATTTACTTTTTCCTTTCCTTGTATTTCGGTTGTTTCATCAATGGCATGTCTTAAAATGGCCAATTCACATTCATCAAATGTCATTTTTGAATCACATATTTCGGTATTGAATTTTTTACTCATTTTTTATTCCTATTATATACTATATATATTATATATTATGTATTTTCTTTCATAACTATAAAACCAACAATTCCTAAACATGCTATAATAATGAATATAGTAGTTGTCTGACTACCATAATTAGAAAATGCAAATAAAGGATCCGGATATTGAATATATTTTTCATTCGTTTTCTTCAATTCATTATAAATAAACGATAATGGTATGATTCCACAGCCATTTGTATTGAATAATGATTCGTAATTACATAAATCTCCACCGGTATTCCAATACATCATCGGTAAAATTTGAGAAGAATAATTTTGAAATAAAATATCCGTATTTACATTCGTATTATAAGAAACCTTAGAAGCGTCTTCAAAAATAATTTGTGTAATAGTACTAACATCACAGGTATACATATCCGATTTTAATTTTAATTCATATTGTGTTGATAAATTTCCATATGATAATGTTGTCATACTATCTAAACTATTATTGGCTAACTGTACAATATTAGAACAATCTGTAAATGTAGTTGTATCCATTACAACAATGATTTTATTTATTAATTCATTTAATGGTGTCATTCCAGTTACTTTTTTGCTGTATAATGGAGATAGATTTTGAACAACGGAATCATTGATTTTTGAACTAATAGATTTTTTATTACTCTCGTAATTTGGATCACTCGTATTTAATTTAGGTCGTATTTGTATAAATAATGGATCATTATAATTTGGACATACAAGATTAAAACAATACATATTTGTATATCGTAAAGCATCTGATAAAGATAATACAGTATCTAAAGGTAAATAATTTGAATCATGACTTTTGGAAACGGATACTACGGCGGTAGATGTTTCACTATCATTAAATACTTCAAAATCCAAAAAACGACAACCACGTGATAAAACATAATTTATCATATCAGTATTATTTTCTTTACCATTATATGCAGTATTCATTGAAGACTTCACGGCATAATTTCTTAAATATAATGCATCTGGTAAATAATTACCCGAATTATCCTGAATATTTTTTATTCTGGATTGTAAGTCATTCTTTATTGTAATATTACAATCATACCCTTTTTGAATAGAATTCACCGTTTCATTTTCATAACCTTCAATCTGTACATTTTCATATTCTTGTTTCATTTGAATACGTTTTAAGATTAAACGGAATATTATATATGTGAAAATCAATATAATAAATAAAATCAATATTTTTCTATAAAAATCCATTATATATATGTAATATAAATGAAAATAAATAAAAAAATATAAACAATATTATATCATTATAAAAAATGGCAGGTGGATTACTAAATATAATTTCTGTTGGAACCAATAATCATTTTTTAACAGGAAATCCTACCAAAACGTTTTTTAAAGTCAAATATTCTAAATATACTAATTTTGGATTACAAAAATTTCGTATTGATTATAATGGACAACGCGATTTACGTTTAAATGAACCATCTACATTCACTTTTAAAATACCAAGACATGCGGATTTATTAATGGATTCATATTTAGTTGTTTCATTACCAGATATATGGAGCCCGATTATGAACCCATCTTATATAAACAATAACAAATGGGCTGCCTATGGATATAAATGGATTAAAAATTTAGGAATACAAATGATTAGTGAAATAACGATTACATGTGGTGCGGCTTTAATACAACGTTATTCTGGACAATATTTACATGCAATGGTGGAACGTGATTTTACAAAAGAAAAAAAGGATTTATTTTACAAAATGACCGGAAATGTTCCCGAATTAAATGATCCTGCAAATACAAATTCACGAACAAATACATATCCATCTGCATTTTTTACAGGTTCTATTACTGGTATGAATATTGATCCACAAGGTTCGGAACCATCTATTCGTGGCAGACAATTATTTATTCCAATTAATACATGGTTTACGTTGAATAGCCGGTGTGCATTTCCATTAATAGCACTTCAATATAATGAACTTCATATAAATGTAACTTTAAGACCAATACGTGAATTATTTCAAGTACGCGATGTTTTTGACTTTGAAAATAATTTTCCATATGTTCAACCGGATTTTAATCAACAACAATTTAATATGTATTATTTTTTACAGAGTCCACCGGCATTTGATATTTTTGATCCAAGTGGTATTAATGATATTTATGAAAATAAAACGAATACTTGGAATGCCGATGTACATTTAATGACTACTTATTGTTTTTTATCTAATGAAGAAGCAAGATCATTTGCGGCGGAAGATCAAGTATATTTAATAAAAGATGTCTTTGAATATAATTTCCAAAATATTACTGGTAGTCAAAAGGTGAAAATGACATCAAATGGAATGATATCTAATTGGATGTGGTTTTTACAGAGAAATGATGCGAATTTAAGAAATGAATGGTCAAATTATACGAACTGGCCATATAATATATTACCTGTTAATATTATTGAAGTACCTTATGATCAATCAATAGATTATGGACCATTATTACATCCAAAATATATCGGAACAGATTCAAAAGAAGTAATAGAAAATACTGGATACTATTATACTGGTAATTTTCATCCAGATAATAGAAAAGAAATTTTAGAAACAATGGGAATTGTATTTGATGGAGGATATAGAGAGAATATATTAACTGGTGGAGTATATGAATATATTGAAAAATATATTAGAACAAATGGTGGAAGCGATATTGATGGTCTTTATTGTTATAATTTTTGTTTACATACAAGTCCATTTGATCAACAACCATCCGGTGCAATAAATTTGAGTAAATTCCGTACAATAGAATTAGAATTGACCACATATGTACCACCAATTGATACTACAAATTCAAATATAACAACAATTTATGATGAAAATGGAATACCGATTGGTATTAATAAATTAAATTGGAAATTATTTGAATATAATTATAATTTAACCGTATTTGAAGAAAGATATAATATTTTATCATTTATCGGTGGTAATTGCGCTATGTTATATGCAAGATAATATAATATAATATATTATATATATTATATGAATCAAGATACAAAATGGGAAAATGAAATTCCATTAAAATATAAGGAATTATTTGAAAATTATAAAAATATTGAAATGTTCCAAAATATATATGAACCGAATGAACGAAATAAAAATGATACAGTAGAAGGGTTTAATATTTTTGAAGATTTTGATATGCATCAAAAACGTAAAAAAAAATTATTTGATAATAAAATATTCAATGACATAAAAAAAATCATACAAAAAATAAGAGATTTTATACTATGCCCTTTTTATAAATCGGATGAAATAATAGATCTTGGAATCAAAAATCTGTTGAATATATTTTTAGCCGTAAATTGTAATGATTTATCATTGAATACCGTAAATGATTCTGAAAGTACC